GTGCTCGTCTGCTTGAGCCCGGCATCGCCGGCGACCCAGTAGGCGATAGGCAGCACGTCCAGGACGGGCAGCCGTTGCGTCTTCGCGCTCAGCGTGGTCGTCTTCATCAGACTGAGCGCGGCACTTGACTTCGGCGCTTCCTGGATGATCGCAGCGGCCAGCGGCTCGGGAACGAGCGGATCGCTCCCGGTCGAGGTCCTGGAAATACGAGCGGAATAAGGCACTTCTAACGTCCCTTTCTTGCTACTGATTCCTTGTGTTAAGAAGTTGCCTGAACCATTCATCCGGGCTATTCGCCGTTCCGGCTGTAGTCGGAGCTGATCCTGGACGCATTGATTCGACCGGACGTGCGCCCGATAGCGGCAGCCCGTTTCGGCCTGCCATGCCAGCCGTGATTTCCGCGACGCGCCGCTGCACCTCAGCTTCAATCACGCTGGAAAATACCTGCGCGGTCTCTGCTATCTCATCTTCCGTGCCGGATCCAAGATAGTCGATGAGCTCCATGGGCAGGTCTGCCGCGGCAGCGGCCATCACGCGATTGTGCATGGCGGTCGCATTTTTTGCCCGCTCCTCGGCATCTGCCGCCATACGCTGAGCCTTTTCCAGCTCAGACATGTTCGCGGTCTTGATGGTCTCTAGTTCCTTGGCCGCGTCAGAGTTCGTCTTGGCTCGGCCTTCCCACTTGCGAGCTTCCCGCTTCCACCGCTCTAGCTCGGCAGCTACGTCCGGTGAATCGGCAGCCTCATCACCTTCAGGTTCCGTTTCGGCACCCTCGGGGATTTCGACGTCCTCGGCCGTTCCGGCGTCGGCGTCGGCCATTTCGCTCACGATTTGCCTCCTTGCGCGTATTATACGTCACCGTCTAGAAGGACACTAGCCCTTCTTTTCTTTCGCTTTCGCCATTGCCTCCTCTACTCCCGGAGCGTGCCCTGGCCATCCTCCGGTGGCTCTCTTGTGGAGATTGGCGCAAAGCCCTTTCACGACACCAGGCCCGACGTACTTGCCGAGCTCTGCGACGCAGCGGTCAAAATCACCTGGCACTCCCCAGTTGATTTTCACCCTGCCTTTCCCTTCTGCCCAGTAATGCATGAGCCGCTCGGTAGAGCGAGCTTCGCCCGGTGTCTTCTCGGCCATCACACTGCCTCCACGAGTAGAGTGCCTGCCGCGGCTGTTCGCGTCTTGTTCGTGACATCAGTGGCGTCCACGCGCCACCAGAAAGCCCCGGTCACCTGATTGTCGGTGCCAGGCACCGGAAACGTCGACATCGTAGCGCCTGGATTATCCGGGTCAGCTACAATGGTCGAGGAATAGATCTTAGACGTAGGGTCAGTGTCAGCCGTATAACGATTGTCCTTGTAATAGAACGTTGCCGTAGCGCCAGCGCCCGAAGATATCTCGGGGAAGCGCGCTGTGACGACGACATCATTTCCGCGCGGGAATATGAGTACCTGACCATCCATCACGTCACCTCCGCAGTCAAGCGATTGATCGTTATTCCGCTATCTATCTCGTCAAGGCTTATGCCTGCATCTATCTCGTCTACGCTCACGCTCGCGCTTGCCCTGTCCACGGCAATCAATACGCTCGGCGCAGGATTGACGAATACGATTCCGGTAATGATATCCGGGAACTGAGCTGCCGTGAACGGCGGCAGGACCCAGCCATCAGCGCCAGATACGGATATGCTGATTCCGGAAAGAACGCCAGCCTTGCCGATAACGCCGAGCGCGGAGGACACCGTGGCAGAGGAAGCCGATATGATGGCCACCAGCACGATGTTCCCGGAAGCGCCCGATACGGCAGCCGCGCTTCCTGAAAGCACGCCGCGGTCAGAGATAGCACCCGAGGCAGCAGACGAGGATATCGCGCTGCCCGACAGCGCCAGCGCAGCCGTGACCGCGCCGGTAGCAGACGATACCGCGACAGCCGAACCAGCCAGCGGCTTGAGTCCGCTCAGTGTTCCCGAAGCACTAGAAGCCGTCGCGCTGCCGCCAGCCAGCACCATGACCGCGTAGATGGTGCCAGCCGCTGATGTGGTGGCCGCTGCGCTGCCTGCCAGGGCTGGCGTGCCAGTTATTGCCCCGCTGGCCGCAGAGACCGCTACAGCCGTGCCAGCGGTCGCCAGCGTGGCTGTCACAGCCCCGTTCGCGACAGACTGCGCGGCTGCCTGCCCTGTCACGACCCACGTCTGTGCCCCGCCAGATATCGCGACATTGCCCGCTGCCGAGCTGACCGATGCGGCAGAGCCCGCTACCGCACCGATCAGCGTCAGCGTGCCGCTGGCGGCAGAGGCACTGGAGGAAGACCCGTTGATTGCGCCCAGTGCCGAGATGCTGCCGCTGGCGGACGAAACGGAAATCGCAGAGCCGGATACAGCCTGGATGGCTGTCAGCGCACCTGCCGCCTGAGATGCGCTGACAGCCGCTCCGCTGATGGCTGCCTGCTCGGTAAGGCTGCCACTGGCGGAAGACACTGTCGCGGAGCTTCCCGTCACCGACCAGGTGATAGCCCCGCTCTGAATCGTCACTGCGCCAGTTGCCGAAGAAGCACTTGCCGCCGATCCGGCAATCGGACTGTATATTCCTATTGCGCCGGAAGCCGACGATGCGCTTGCCGCAGAGCCGCTGATGACGAGCGCAGCGACAATAGTTCCGGTCGCTGACGAGATGCTGGCACTGGAGCCAGCTACCAGAATAACGGAAGTAACGACTCCGGCAGCCGACGATGCTGCGATCGCAGATCCGACGAGAGAACTGTAAGTGCTGATGACGCCGGTAGCCGACGAGGCGCTAGAGCTGGAACCTGAGATGACCAGCGAAGAGTAAACGGTGCCAGCGCCCGAGGACGAGGAAACTGAGGACCCGTTAATGACGAGCGCGGCGTAAACGGTGCCCGCGGCTGAAGACGCAGAGGCTGCCGAGCCAGCCAGCGGCGAGAACTTGCCGATAGCTCCGGCAGCCGACGATGTGCTGGCCGCAGAGCCTGTCGTGACGAGCGCGGCGTAAACGGTGCCAGCACCCGAGGACACTGCCGCTGCCGATCCGTTTATCGCGCCAGTGAGCGTCAGGCTGCCAGCGGCAGACGACGACGTATTCGAGAATCCGCTGATCACCGCGACACAAATTACTGTTCCAGTGCCCGCTGACGAGCTAATCGCTGAACCAGAGATAACGCCGAAGGCGGTGATACTGCCGCTCGCGCTAGAGGCGGAGATGGCTGTTCCGCCCATTCCCATCTGAAGCTTGACAGTGCCGTTAGCAGACGAGGAGGCAGACGAAGATCCTGATATAATGCCAAGTGCGCTGATCGTGCCGTTAGCCGCGGAGGCACTGATGGCAGAGCCGGTAATTACTCCGGTATCGCCGAGCGCTCCTGACGCATGACTCGAACTCGGCGAGCTGCCCGTTATCGGCCAGGTAACAGGCTGACCGATCGTCAGCAGGAAGGTATAGCTCGCAGTTGAAGGAAGCTGCGTAACTGAAACTGTCGTGGTCGCGGTAACCGGGAAGCCCCATATCAACAGGTTGTTATTCGCGTTCTTCAGCAGCCCGAGATTAGCCTGCGGACTCGTCGTGCCAGTGTAATATGGTCCACCACCTGAGGCACGACCATGTCCGAGCACGAGAAGATTACCTGCATTAGCCGGAGTGCCCGTAGCGGGAAACGCTATAGTGGTCGAAGCCGTAGTGTTGTTCTGGTTTGCGTAAGCGTGGTCAAGTCGCCAGCTAGTGTAATCCGACTGACCAGGCGCGCTGCCGCAGCCATTAGACAGCTCAAGGCAATCCAGGTCAACGCCAGTCGCGCTGACCGAGGCAGATGTCGTTATGGTGACAGTGCTTGCTCCGGTCGCTGTGACAGTGGCAATCCACATATCACTTGTCTGACCGCCGCTATCTGACCACGATCCAGCTACTCGCGTGAATGCCGTCGTGTTCGGGCAGGAGACCCCGGTCGTGCTGATCGTTGAGCTGGCGATCTTCGTATAGAACATCACCAGATCGCCGACATTTGCGAAATTGACGTTGATAGAAGTATTGCCGGTCGTGCCAGTATTGCACCATAGTCCGCCGACTGGCGTAAGGGCTCCAGGCGAAGGAACAGCAGTGCCGCCCTTTATGCATATCATCGCGGCAGCCCAGTAGACCGCCGTTGCGTTCCCCGAAGTCGGTCCGCTGGTAAAGGTCGCGCCAGTTGGCATGCTCTGACTGGTATTTGCCTCAAAGTCGAAGTGGTTATTAAATGAACTGCCGCCATCATTGGCGACATCAATGTTCATTGACGCCGGACGCGTGAAAGCGCCGGTTCCGGCTGTCGTCTGCGTCGTCACCGCATGATAGAGAACTAGATCGCCAGCATCGGTGATGTTGCCGATCGTGGTAACGGGCAAGCTGGTCTTGACTACGGCTGTCGCCCCGCCGAAAGCAGTTCCGTAAGTGTCAATCGGCGAGGCATTCGTATTCCATACCTCGTATATGACACACCAGGCTCCGATCGCAGTAGCGCCTACACCAATATCAAAAGATGGAACAGCGTCACCGCCGACTGCGGTCTTGGTGAAGTACGCGACACCTCCGAATCCCGCGCTAGCCCCGTTCGTGCTGACGGTAGTGCCTGGCACGACAGTCCAGCCTGTCGTGCCCGTATGCTGCGCGACGCTCCATGCCGCCGATGTCGTCGAGCTTCCTCCGATTGCCGCGACAAGAAGATTGCCCGCGGCAGGAGGACGCCCGTACTGTCCGGCGACAGTCGTCGCGCTGACGCGGGTTCCGACCCCGATTGAGACCAGGCATGGACCAGTCACGGAAATCGCCTAAAATCGAATCGGCTCAGTGAGCAGCACGATAATCGTAACAGGAGTGATTCCGCCCTGCTGCGCGCATTCACGGCAGATAGCTCCGCCGATCGCGGCCATGGTGGCGTGCACGCCGCACAGCCAGACCTCGCGGGTATGCGTGAGCACGCCGCACCCGAGCCGATACAGATTGGCAGGCGTAGCCCCGCACTCGGTATCTGGCGCAGTTACCGCCGAGCACGGATGGGCACGATATACCCGGAGGTCTGGCACCAGCGGGCTGACAGGAATGATAGTCATCTAGACCTGGCAGATGAAGCCGACTCCGGCTGCGCCAGTGCCCGCGGCAGCCTGGAGGCTGTCACCGATAGCTGGCGTCCGCGTGGATGCGAGCAGGAATGCCGCGATGGCGTTCGCGGTGGTACCGCTGGCCGCATCGCAGCAGATTCCCCAGACGCACGTTCCGGGAGCCGACGTGAATGGTCCCCACGTAATCTGCCCTGTATTGTAGATGAGCGACGGGCTCGCAGCCGTAGCGTTGACGGGACCGTACACCTGCCGCGCGTAGCCGCTAGCCGTGGCGTACTCGCCGATGCTGGCTCCGGCCATGGTCAGGTCGGTAGATTGCAGCGCGCCGACAGCCGTAGTTGACAGCGCCATGTAGACGGAGCCTATTGCGGGGCTCTGCGCTTTGCGGAAGACAGCGTTCATGGCCTGATTCTGGCCGTACTGCATGAGCTGTCCGGCGGATAGGGCTGGCATGAATACCTCCTAGACTGACTTGAAGTACAGGTCGAAGAAATCGGGGTCAATCGTGGTGATACGCGGCAGGCCGACCCCATCTGTCCATTCCACTAGCGGCCAGCCGGAATCCTCGTCGTACTCAAGCAACGTCACCTGAGTACCATCATGCATATCCAGCTCCGTCATCTCGGCAGATAGCGGCTGCCCGAGTGCGCTGTGCCCGTAGCCCTGGTCGTCCGGGTGATCGTAGACGAACTCGTCACCGGGACTTGCTGCTTTCTGAGGCATTAGCTGCCACCGTTCCCTTTCTTCCATGCATCGGGAATGTCTGCGAACCATCCCTTTGCCTTTGCCACGCGCTTGATGTACGCGCGGATCCTATTATGCTCGGCAGGCGTGTTCGGTCGTGCGCGGCCGACAGACTGAATCGCCGAGGCGAGCGAATCCTTACCTGTTCGCTGCTTGATGGGGAATCTCGGCGCGTCCGACTGATTGGTGCTCGACGGCGGGAGTGCCTGACCTTTCTTCTGCAATGCCTGCCGTTGTTTCAGATCCGCCATTCTTGGCCTCCCAGTATTTGTTCCATGTCTGTATAGCTGCCTTGCCGCGCGTGCCCTTAGTTGCCGTGCCCCATTCCGCGGCCAGATCCTTATTGATTGATTCCTGCCCGATGAAGACAGGGCGTGCCGTGCAGTGACAATGGTCGTGCGCTCGGAAATCCACTGTAGATTCCTTGTAGACCGCTCCGCGACCGGCCAGCATCGCGCAGAAGCCGCACGAGCCCGGCTCTATCACGCGCTCCCAGCCGCGCGCCTGCGGATCATGGTGCGCCGCATTGGTGATGGTATCCCTTCCGCCCATCATCACCATTCGGGTGCTTGCCCCGCGCAGCGCGTCATTCGCCATGCCCGAGGCGACTGAAGCATCAGTGTCCGGCCCGAGGAAGTGGTAGAACTGGCCTGGACCCATGGCATCAGCCACGTTACTGATGTACTGGAGGTCAGGCTCCTGCCCTGGAACGATCGTATAGTCGAAACCGGCCGTCACGCGCGCATTCGCGTAATACTGCGCCGCATTGGCCGCGGTCGCCTGATAGCGCGTGGCCATGATGCCGTTCACCAGCGGACCCAGTGTCTGCCAGCTATCGTTGAAATGCTCCGGGTCAACCATGCGCAGCCACAGATTGTAGATGGCCTGCGCGGCTTGCTGCGCGATTGACCGCTGTGCCCGCTGGTAATGGCTCAGCAGAAGCTGCCCGGACAGCTCAGCGGGAACAGGAATGCCAGGAATAGGCGTCGTCATGGCGGAGGCTTACCTCCCGGTCCGGCCGGAGCAGGCGGAATAGGAGCTCCGGCCGGAGCTCCAGGTGGCGCTGGAGCAGGAGGTGCAGGCACGACCCCGACACCCGGAACAGCCGCGGCATTCGGCGTCCCGATTGCCTGCCCTAGCTGTGCCGCTGGTGTCTGCATCGCTTGCGCTATCGCCTGCTCTACGACTGCCTGAGCTTGCTCACGCTGCGCTGCGAGGAGCCATGCCTGCACGTCTTCGGCCGTGACGCCAGGAATGTACTTCCACAATTCCTGGACTGGCACGCCCAGCATCTGAGCGATCTTGGTCAATCCGTCAATAGTGGCGCTGAAGCTGCGCGTGCTGGTATCGCGCCACTGCACGGTTCCGAAAAGATCGTTCCAGCCATCCTTGTCATTTCTTGCTAGCGATTCCAGGCGGAATACATTTCGCCATGGATCTGTCAGCACGGATTTCAGTTCATCCACGTGCCTGTCCTGGCCGTCCTTGGCCGCGGCCAGTGCTTCCGCCGACATATTGGCTATCTGCCCTAGTAGCTCGTACGGCGGTACCTGCGTGACAGTGGCCATGTGCCTAATGCCATCCTCGCGCACCGCGCTGAACGGTGCCAGCGGCGTCTCGCCGAACTCGCCGAAATGCGTATTGGGATCCTCTGCTGCCCAGACCCTGTCTACGCCTGGCCGGAATGGCGCTTGCTCCCTGCCCTGCTCGTCCACCGGAGCCATGCCCGTGACCCAGCGCTGACGAATTGCCGCGTACTGCTCAGACATCATCAGATTGAATGTGTCGAAATTGATCTGGTCCTGGATGGGAATCACCGGCTCAATCTCTCCGGTGCAATCATCCTCGCCATCCAGGTCGGTCTCGTACAGAAAGCGAATAACCGGACATATGCCGAGACCGTGCTCCGCGATTATCTGCTGGCCGTTGAGCAGCGGATCAGCAGGATCAGCCATCTGGAGATTGTAATTGCCCACCGAGCTGATGCTGCTCAGTACCTGACTCGCCAGAATGTAACGCTTGACCTCGTCATAGACCGACACGAATACCCTGGTCCTGCCTTTCGGCAGATTTACCGCGCGCACTTCAATTGCGAATTGCGGCCATTCATCATCAACGTCGTCAGCGTACATAGCTGTCATGCGCCGCGGCGAGACCGGGCGGATTACCGGCATGTCCTGCGCTTGCTGCTCCTCGTCGGTGGCTAGCTGGCCTGGCAGCACGACGCAGTACGCCGAGCCGAACTTGATTACCGAGCGGTGAATGCCGTGCTGGCGCGACACCATGCGATTAGCCCGGAATGTCTTCCAGCCAGGATTCGGAGCTTGCGGCGCAGCTACCTGATTCGCGGTATAGCCCGATGGCAGCCAGCCATCCACATGCAGATTCTGAGAAATGACGTCCACGACCAGCGGCAGGAAATTGCGCCGCGATTTCTTCATGATCCATCGGTACTCAGAATTGACGCCCCGAGGGGCGAAGGGCGGATCGTGCCTGCCGCGCACATAGCGACTGATGTACCGCAGCCTGTCTTGCTCATTCTGCCGTGATAGGAGCGTGGCGTTAGCAATGTCGACGACGTCGCCCGGATCAATTATCAACTGAAGCTCCATACTCTGGCGCGGTCGCCATGTGTTTCCGCTTCCTTGCGTTCCTTGTATGCCTTAGATGCGAGAACGAGCCTGCGCGCGTGCCGCGCGATTATCATGGCTACGCAGGCGTCTATCTTGTTGATGGACTTAGGCGCTTCCTTGCTGATGCTGACGCCCCATCGGTTAGGGCTGCGCCGCGCATTCGCCACGTGCCGACCCAGATAGCTGTCACCATCATGGATGAAGCCCGCTGGCTTTGCATCAATCTCGCTCAGCACCATCTCGGCAGCCGCGGTGAATTCGCCTACGTGGCCGCGCATATCCCAGGCGACAGGCTGCGGATCCCTGCCGCCAGGTACCGCCCAGACATCTACGACGTCCTCAACCCATGCACGCCATTTGATCTTAGTGCTTTCTTCCCATTCCTTGACGTCAGCGAAGAATGCGCTTATGTGCCATTTGGCCATCGCCATCTGAATGGCAGCTTCCACCTCGTCAACAGGAATGTATCGCTTGCCGTGCGGCTCCCAGACACCGAGCGTGAACACGTAGCCCGTCTGCACGTGGCAGCCGATAAGCGCGGTAGCGTCCTCTACCCGCGAGCCGTCGAAGCCGATGGTAATGTCGTCGCCGTCTTCAATGCGGAAATCGTAATCTGCCATGCGCGCCCATTGCTGCGGAGTGGTCCACGCATCCTCGGGGCTTTCCGGCCAGTTCAGGTAGAACCGCTTGCTGACATCAAGAGTAGTTCTGGGAGACAGAATGCGATTGTCAACGATGTCAGAGGCATCGACCCAGTAAGCATCTCCGTAAGTGAATTCAACGGCTTTACGAATAGCAGCCACGTCATCAAAATCAACATCTGGCGGAGCCATGCGCGCATCGTAGAGAATCCTGCCCTTGCCCTTGAGCCTGCCTTCCTCCTGCGCCACCCATGCCTCGTACGTCGCCTCGGCCACCGATTCCTTGCCGGGCTGCCACGCATTAGAGGTCTCGATCAAGCGACTGCCAGATTTGCCCACGTTTCGGTCCATGACCTCGTTCAGGTCAGTTCCGCCGTTATTGGGCAGAAATGATTCCGTCTGGTCGAGAATGCCGAAGGTAGTGCGCGCTCCTTCTTCGGTGGTCGGCGATGAGGTAATGACCATCAGCTCGCCTCCGCCTGGCACGTGGAATACGGTGCGACCGGCCTCGATCTCGTAATCCTTGAGCAGCCGCGAGTTCTTGGGCAGGAGAGCGCGCACCATCGTCATCGTGTTGATGTTTGCCTGGTCATGGCTGGTGGCCGCGATCTGCACCAGCGGCATAGCCACTTTCTTGCCGACGACTCCGCCCAGGACGCGATCGTCGAAATGGTCCAGCCGCACTGGCGCGAGCAGCTCTATCATGGACAGCACCGCGGCAAACGGGGATTTACCCGCTCCCTTCGCCCAGCGGCGCACGCCGTGATAATAGATCCAGCGTCCTTCCTCGGTCAGAGAATACCACCAGAGCAGGAAACGCACCTGACTTTCGATGAATTCCCAGCGGTCACCGGCATTCGGGCCGTCCGGCTGGCGCAGATACTTGCTCGCCCAGTGAATCGCTTCCCATCCGAGCGTCAGCTCCGGCACGCCTTCTGGAAGCGTGACGAGCCTATCGCGCGGGGCTATATCCATAAAACTCCAAGCTCAGGGCGCACGCAGTACGCGCATTCGCTGGATGGATTCATCACCTGGTAATTCTGGGATATGGAGGTCGCTTCTACGACCGTGGCCCCATCGTCGGTGCTGATTATCAGCGGCACGACGGTGACCATATCCTGGAGCAATGCCCATGCCACGACCTGATGGTCATTGTGCGTCGACATAGGATCCGTGAAATGGACGTAGAAAGGCCGAGCAGGAGCGCAGAGACTGCTGATCTGCTCGCCAGTCGGTGGAGCCGGAGGCATCAGGGCGTGCAGACGACGACGCTGGA